GGAAGAGTATGGATACCCAAGAATAAACGATGGGCTGATGATCTTCTGGAAGAACTTATACAATTTCCAAATGCAGCTCATGATGATCAGGTAGATGCTCTAACGATGGCTATACATTTCATGAGAGAGTCGTGGCATCTAACCCATCCTGAAGATCCAGAATTGGAAGATGAATCTAAAAAGCATAAAAGGGTTGCATATTGGCGAACTTAGGTGTATAATAAAAGAATAGGGTATATAAATAGGGGAAATTTATGGTTGCTGGATTAACATCATTATTAACGAAAGGTATTCGACGAGCAATTCCTAAAGTTCGACGTACAGTTCCTGAAGTTTCACAGAAAACACAGTTAGGTAAAAGTACTATTCCAACTTATAAAAAAGTTGAAAAAGTATTAAATAAAGAAAAACCAAAAGGTAAAATATTAGATTTTGGAGCAGGTAAGGGTATAGGAGCAAAAGAAATAAAAGCAGATACTTTTGAACCTTATCCTATAGATGAGTTTAAACCTAATTATAGATCATCTACAGATATTCCTACAGAATCATATGAAAAAGTTTCAAGTTTAAATGTTTTAAATGTTTTAGAAAGAGCTGATAGAGATAAAGCCGTATTAGAAATAGCAAGAATTTTAAAACCTAATGGTGTTGCGATTATAACAACAAGAGGATCAGATGTTTTAGCAGCAAAAGGAACAAGAGGTACAGAACCTATGTCTATAATTACAAGTCGAGGAACATATCAAAAAGGATTTGTGCCAGATGAGTTAATAGATTATATTCAAAATTTATTAGGCTCTGGTTTTATAGTAACAAAAGTTTCTAAGTTAGGCAAAGCTGCTGTAAAAATACAAAAGGGTTTACAAAAATATACGGGAGGCATGGTTATGAGAAATCCATATGAAAAAGAAATGAGGCCAATATAATGGCTACAGAACGAAATCCATTTGAGCAGATACCACAGGAAATTTCAAATGTTGTTCCACTAAATCCTGTTGAGGTAAACGAAGAACAGGAGGCAACATTTGAAATTGAACCTGATGGTGGGGTAATAGTTGATTTTACCAATACCATAGAAATGGAAGCGGAAGCTCCCATTAAGGAATGGTATGTGAATCTTGCAGAAAATCTGGATGATAATATATTAAATGATATAGCCAATGACATATATAATAACTATGATGCAGATAAGAACTCCCGTCAAGAATGGGAGTCAATGTTTGAGCGGGGATTTGACCTATTAGGTTTAAAGATTCAGGAAACTTCAGAACCATTTGAAGGTGCCTGTACTGCTGTTCATCCGCTACTGGTAGAGTCAGCAGTTAAATTCCAAAGTAAAGCATCACAAGAATTGTTCCCATCGGGAGGACCGATTAAAACTCAGATACTTGGCAAGTCTAATCCCAAACGTGAGATGCAAGCGAATAGAGTTAAGAACTTTATGAACTATCAGCTTACGGAGCAGATGCCAGAGTACTTTGATGAATTTGAGAAGATGCTATTCCATCTTCCACTAATAGGATCAGCATTTAAAAAAGTATATTACGATGCAAATTTAAAACGTCCTGTATCTGAATTTGTTCCCATTGATCAATTCTACGTATCTTATTATGCAAGTAACTTATCCAAGGCAGATAGATATACACATGTAATTTATCGTAGTCCAATTGATATGGCAAAGGATATTCGTTCAGGAATATATTCCGATACGGAACTACCAGCAGCTACAAATCCAGAGCCAACTGCTTTTGCCTCAAAGATGGATACCATATTAGGTTTCTCTCCAACTGGAGATGCAGATCCACAATATGTTCTATTGGAACAACATTGCTATTTAGAAATAAACGAACCTAATGCAGAAGAGGGAATAGCACTTCCCTATATTGTAACAATAGAAGAGCAATCACGAAAAGTTTTATGTATTCGTAGAAACTATAAACCTGACGACACGAACAAGGAAAAGATAACTCACTTTGTCCATTACAGATTCGTACCCGGTTTTGGTTTCTATGGATTTGGCCTAATGCACTTCTTAGGAAATCTAACCATGAGTGCAACAGCAGCAATGAGAAGCCTCATTGATGCAGGTCAATTTGCGAACCTGCCGGGAGGATTTAAGGCTAAAGGTGTTAGGATGGTTGGTGATAACGATCCAATTAGCCCCGGTGAGTTTAAAGAAGTTGAATCTACAGGAATGGACTTGGCGAAGGCTATCGTTCCTCTCCCCTACAAAGAGCCTTCCTCGACACTGTTTCAAATGTTAGGATTTGTTACAGCAGCAGGTCAGAAGTTTGCCGACAGTACAGAACAAATTGTATCGGAAGCATCTTCCTATGGTCCTGTAGGAACAACAATGGCACTACTGGAAGCATCCAGTAAATTCTTCTCGGCAATTCACAAGCGATTGCATAAAGCTCAAAGAGATGAATTTAGGATCTTGGCAAGAATCGACTATGATTATCTCCCAAGTGAATATCCCTATGATGTGCCATTTGAAAGTCGGAACATTTTTAAATCCGATTTTGATGGAAGAGTGGACGTGATCCCCGTCAGCGATCCAAATATTCCATCCAATGCTCACCGTCTTATGATTGCACAAATGGCTATGCAAATGGCCCAACAATCTCCTCCCGGCTTGTTCAATATGGAAGCATTAAGTAGAACAATACTGAGTGCTGCAAATATGCCTAATCTGGACGAAATACTTCCACCGAAGATAAAACCACAACCACTTGATCCAGTATCTGATATCATGGCTGCCGTAAAGGGAGTACCCGTTGCTGCGTTTGCTGGTCAGAATCATGATGCTCACGTACAAGTAAAAGGAGCATACTTACAAGATCCACTGAATGGTGGTAATCCTGTGATGCAACGTGTCAGGCCGATACTTGAAGCTAATATTCAGGAGCACATGGTTCATAAGTATCAAGAACAAATGGATGGTGTAACAAAACAGGCACTGGAGCAGATGCCAGAGCAAGGACCAGAAGTTCTGGAAGGTGTCATGGCTTATGCTGCACAGCAAGTACTGAATGCCAACAAAGCTGGTCAGGTTAAATCACCTGAACAACAACTTGTTATACTTGAACAGAAGAAGGTTGAACTGGAACAGCAAAAGTTACAAATGGAAGCAGTAAATAATGCCGCTGAAGCTGCGTTGGATGCTCAGAAACTTCAACTGGAAGAAGCTAAACTTATGAAGGAAGTTGTGGCTGAAGGACAGCAAGCTACCTTTAAAAAGGAAAAAGCTGATCTTGATAGAGCCAGTAAAGAAACTATGAAGACAGTGGAACTTTTATCTAAGTCGGCCATTGAAGATCAGAAATCTGAAATGAAATCATTAGATATGTTGATAAAAATAGCCTTGGAAAAACAGAAAGTTGATGTTGATCAATCTAATTTAAAAGCAAAAATTATGGAACAAGCAGCACAAGTTAAATCTGATAAAGATATAAAAATGATCGAATTAGTTAATAAGGTTATTGAACAGGAAATTAAACAAAAAGGAGAAAGCTAATGCCTAAGTATGGAGGGACTCACTATCCCAACAATGAAAAAGGAACAACCGATGGATATCCCACGCATGTAAAAAATGATGCTCGTGGTATTACCAACGGTTATCCAGAACATGTTTCCGGTAAAGTTAAAGATCTGTATGGTAACTTCACCAATCGTTCCATTGACGATGGTGGAACTGGTTTAAGAGCACGCAAAGGTGTTCTAAACGAACGTTCAGATTTTTCATGGAAATATCCCAAACCAGTTAGAACATAAGGAGAATATGAATCATGTGGTCAAAACCGATTATACGTGAAATTTCTGTAGGTCTTGAAATTAATTGTTATGCATGTGCAGAACTATGAAATTTCTAAATAAGATTTATAATAAGATAGATGCTGCATCATGGATTTTCTTTAGTGTTATTGGTATTGCTATACTAGTATTGGTAACAACTTAATGGAAATATGGGATGAAGTAATAAAGGAATATAATAACGAACTGAATAAATTAAAGAATGTACTAGGTGATGGTAAGGCAGATAGCTATTCAAATTATCGAGAACTAGTAGGACATATTCGTGGAATTGAATGGTCCAGAGAAATTTTTACAAACATCATAAAAATAAGTATATATGAAGAAGAGGAGTAAATGCAACAGGTACAACTAGGAAAAGCAATAAAGAATGATATGTGGATTACAGAGGACGAAATAAAAGATCCACGTCCCTTACCAGAGTTACCGGGATATCATATTCTTATACGACCCGTAAGTATAAAAGGTGTAACAAAGGGAGGTATTGTACTTCCTGATTCAACCAGAGATGACATGGCCTATCTTACCACGGTAGGTAAGGTTCTGTCCATAGGAGAATTAGCCTATCAAGATGAGATAAAGTTTCCCAATGGACTATGGTGTAAAAAAGGAGACTTTGTTTGTTATGCTAAACACGCTGGTCAGAAATTATATTACAAATCTGTTAGACTGATCTTGTTATTTGACGATCAGGTTATCTGTAGAGTAGAGCATCCAAGAGATCTTGATCCTACATTTAATTTAATGAGTGGATCTTGATGGTTGCATCTAAGATTGTTTTGTAGTATAATAGAGTAAGAACGTAAAACCGTATGCTTCGTAAGCAGCGAAAGGAATTGAAATGATTGAGAAAGAAGAGTGGACTAAGGTGGAGACACCTAATACCGATAATGAAGAGAACAAAGTAGAATTTGAAGTAGAGGAAGAGGTAAAGACCGAAGCCTCCCCTACTGTAGAATCGAAAGAGAAGAAAGATACCAAATCAGAGGAGCCAGAAGAACTGGAGGGCATTGAAACCAAAGGTGCTCAGAAACGAATACGACAGTTAATTAAACAGAGAAAGGATCGTGATGATCAGATCTCTCATCTTCTGAAACAAAATGAGGAATTAACTGGTAAAATAACAACAAGAGAAACTGAGTTTACAAATATAAGTAAGTTACATCTTGATGCAAATGAGAAGCAGCTTACTGATAAATTAGAATTAGCACGATCTGCTTATAAATCAGCACACGATGAAGGAGATACAACAAAAATCTTGAAAGCTCAAGAATTTTTAAATGAAGCGCAGAATGATCTTAAATCTCTTGGTGCTACAAAAGCTCAATTAGAACATCAACCTGAACTAACTCAGCCACAACAGCAACAGCCTGTTCAGCACCAAAATGCAGCAGATCCTAAAGCAATTGAATGGTCACAAAATAATGATTGGTTTGGAAAAGATAGGATTATGACTGCTGCTGCTCTTGCATTAGATGCAGAATTAAAAGAAGAAGGGTTTGATCCAAGTGATCCAGAGTTTTATAATGAAATTGACAATAGGATTAAAGAAGCATTTCCGCAAAAATTTAATTCTACTGTCGATCAAAGTTCGGTGCAGGAACAACCGTCTAAACCTGCTCAGGTGGTAGCTGGAGCGTCACGTTCCACTCCAAGTCCCGGTAAAGTAAAGCTGACGAAAGAAGATGT